CGAGACCTTGCTTAAGTGCGCTCGCGATGTCCTTCGACTCCTTCACGAACGGCGAGTTCTTCAGCTCGTCCGATCCCTCGCCAAACGATTCATCCCAATCCATCCTAGTTCTCCTTGAGTATCTCAGTCATCAATGCAACCAAATCCTGCGCGCCGCAGTTGTACGCGGTGCGGTAGGGGTCAGGAGAGAACGGTCGCGCCGTTCGCTTCTGGAGTTCTGTGAGCAACCATGCGCCGAGCGGCGTCGAGAAGACGCCTTGCACGGCCTGACTGAACTGAATTTCCTGGTCGTTCATGTTGCCACCGCTGCGTCAGTGACGCCTTGGACGGCGTTCGCCATCGTCTCCTGCCCGACCGCCTGACCCATGTTCTTCATCGCCTCCGTTTGCGCGAGCAGCTGCTGCTGCTGCTGCTGTTGCTGGAGCATCTGCTCCCGAGCGGCGCGGATCTCGTCGACCTCGGCTTGGGATCGCGTGACGACTGCGGGGACGCCCATGACTTCCGCCTTGTAGCGTTGGGTCTTGTCGAAGTCGACGATGTCGGTTGCCTGCGGCTGGCCTGATTGGGCGAGAGCCAGCGCGTCGGCGACGAATCGGTCGATGGACTCAAGCTCGACGGCGCGCTGCGCGAGCGCCATCGCGCCGACGTAGTTCACCTGTACCTGCACGTTACGTAGCGCGGCGGGGATCGGCGGCATGGCGTTCTTTCTGATCATGATGCCGAATAAGCGTTGCAGCATCGGGTTCAAGAGGTCGGCCTGCATCTGCACGACGGTCGGACCCAGGGCACGGTACACCTGCTCGACGCGCTTGCTGACCTCGTACGCGGTCATCTCGCCAACTTGTTCTCTGGGGGGCAACTCCAGGGAGTGATACCTGAAGATTTCACGGATCTGATACCGCTTGTCCTCGGTCTGGATCATGTGGTGCTGCAAGTCAGGGCGGATGTCCCACTGCTCGATCTCGTCCATCTTGCGGACGACGGTTAACCCCTTCGCCTTGATCTGCAAGTCGCCCATGATGTTGTTGGCGGTGGTCTTGATCGGCGGATCGATCGCTTTCGCCCACGCCGCGAGTTCCAGGCGCTCTGCTGTGTTCAGCGTCATGATCGTCGGCAGCGCGCGCTCGCCCGGACCGTACCCCATGATGTCCTGCGACTTCTTGCGCCAACGGATCGTGTACACCGCCTGCTCGTAGGTGCCGTTGTCGTCGACCAGCTCCTTCGACGAGTAGTCGATCCACACCTCGGCCCAGGGACGCTCATTCGGCGGTTGCGGGCCGGTCGGCTTGGCTGGCAACGCGCGCCTGAAGCGACAGACGAGGGCAATGATGACCTTGTCAGGATCACCGTCTGCCATCGCCTGGAGTGCTCTCTTGGGGGCGTTCTCGGCGAACTTCTGCACCCACTGCTCTGCGGTCATATCGAATTTCGAGAACACCTCGTCGACGATGCCGTTCGCGTCTTCAGCGACGCCGACGTTGCCGAGGAAATAATTTCTGAAGGTGAAGCCGTGGAAGCGGGTGTCGTCTGACGGGGACGGGTAGTCGGGGATGCGTTCGTCAGCGCCCACGATCGCGCTGCCCAAGGCACCGAGGTCCAAATACGCTTGGCCCATGATCATGTCAAAGTTGCTGGCTCTGATCGCAGTGCGCAGCCTGCGTGAACACTCGTCGAGCCACTCACGGGCGGCATCGTCCTGGTTGATCTGCGGATCTTGAAACGCCAGATAGAACCACATCGTCGCTGGTGAGGTGAGGGCTTCGTGCATCCGCGTCGCAAGACGCTCGTTAGCTTCCAACGCGGTCGAGTCGAATATCTGCGGGTCGGTGCGGCGCTGACCCGGTGACCAGCTGGTGTTGAACGAGTCCTGCTGCGGCAGCACCACGTCGGCGATCTGCTGCCACAAGTCGCGCCAGTTGCCGAGGTCTGTCCAGCGGCGATCGTAGAGTTTAACCAAGCGGACGGCGGTGTAGTTCGACAAGCTCATTTAAGTGGACCCCTTGTACTGAGTACGTCGGTGACCACCGTAGAGCGCGTCCGAGCGGGAGATCATTGAGTGCAGCTCCATGATCCGATACCGCGTGGCGTCCATCAGGTGATCGTTCGTTTTGACGACCTTACCTTTTTCGTCGCGCCGGTAGATGCGGAACTCACCGAACCAGTCTGCAAGGTGGTTAAACACTCTCAGCCTGCCCGTCGATAAACGCTGCCATACCTGCGCGAGACCCGCCTCCACGGTATTGTCGGCGGGGCGAATACGCAAGCCCAGCTCCTCGTACATCGCCAGGAGTTGTTTGCCGTCCGTCTGTGAGCGGCCTCTTGCCGCCGGATCAATCTCGCCCTCCAGCCAGTCGCCTCGGGCTTTGATCGCGGACGCATGGATCGCGGGTTCAGCCTTGCCGTGCTTGTACGTGTCGTAGATGTACGCGATGTCGGTGTCGCGGTCGTAGGCAAGGAATACCGCCGCCGTCCAATTCCACCCCACGTCGAAGCCGTACCCCCTTGTCCAGTAGTCAGGGATGTTGATAGGAGCACACGCGACGAGTCGCTCATCGACAGGGTATATAGCACCTGACCCAAGCATCGGTACGCCACGGGTACGCGCGTCGACCTGGTGCGGCGGTATCGACTTGAGTAGTTCGGCCTGCTCCGCTGGAGAGATGTGCGGAACGTCCGACCAACCTGCGTTCGTGACATGGGTCATCCTAGCAAGTCGCGCTTGATGTCGAGCTTGACGAGGGGTTCCAGTGGGGGGAGTTCGGTTGCGGCGAGGAAGTGCATCGCGACTTCTGATAGACCTAAAAGTGGGGTGAACGTGACCATCATGGTGCCCCAGTCGCGCGCGTCCGGCGTCGTCGCCGCAAGCCGGAGGAGGCACTCTGAATAGATTGCGATCGGAGGCTCTTCGTCGAGCCAGCAGAGGTCGATCTTGGCTCCCTGGAAGGACTTGCGGCCTTGCTCGTACGACTTGAGCAGTACAGTCGATATGCCGTCAACGTGGCGAATGCGAGCCGACTCAACCGCGTCGGCTGACCCCCTGCGGTAGACGATCCGGTCGATGAGGTGAGCACGGATGAGTCCAGTGCCGATTGCAGCAGCGTCGCCAAAAAGAATGGGCTGATTGATCTCTCGGATCGTTTCGTTGGTGTCGCCGCCGACCCACGCGCGGATGGGACGATCAAATCTTCGACCTTCCCACCAGTCTGGATATAGTCCCGTAAGGTGGAGAGCCGTCTCATAGCCTCCTCCCGATGAACTCTTTCCAACGCGATTAGCTGCCATGAAAGCACGCTCACGTTCGGTCTCGCCGGCTTTGAAGAACTCCATGTGTTTGCGATAAAGCTCGCGGCGTAGCGGACCTGTTGGCGGAAAGAGCGAGTCAATGAAGTTAGTCTTGGTCGCATGGTCAAGCTCCTTCAGTAACTCCGATAAGGTCTCTTGGTCGTCCAGCGAAAGCTGACTCGGTACTAACTGTTTTACTGAGTCGCTCAACAAGGTGACTGATGTCGCGGGCGATGGTAGCGGGGTCGCGGTGCTCACGGTTGTCGTTGACCTCGATCTGTTTGAGCTTGGCGTGGCAGTACGGCGCGGCGGCGATGGCGCAGGCGATGATCTCGTCTCTGGTCGACTCGGGATCGGTGGCGAACCGCATGAGGATGCGTAAGGGGGTCGTGCCGAACTCTTCCGCGACGCTGAGGCGGTTCTGGATCTTGGTCGGCAGCTTACTTAGCGACTGCGGCGGCATTGGCGGCACGGGCAGCGGCCATCACGGGGGCTAACGCCGCGAGGCTCGGGGGCGGCTCGGGGGCGGCGGGGGCTGGCTCGGGGGAGATGTCCAACCACATCAGTTGAGGGGCGGTCTTGTAGGCCGCGATCGACGCGAGCTTGGCGTACTCGTCGAGCTTGGTCGTCGAGGGGGCGTTGTTGATCACCGTGACGATGATCTCCTGGCTGTCGAGCGGGCCATGCAAGTCTTGCGGCACCACGTTTAACCGATTGCGCTCGTTCTCGTGCAAGCCGCGAATCTTGATGGTGACGCCCTCGGGGATCGAGACGACGACGCCCGTGGGGATGTCGCGGCGCTGGTCGTTCGGGAAGTACAGGCCGTCACGGTGCGACAGGCCCGCGAACAGCGTGCCCTGCGCGGGGGACGCGGGGATGCGGGTATCGGCGATGACATAGGCCAGCTTTGACGGGGGCATAGGGGTTTCATCCGGTTACATGTCACTCAAG